TCCAATCGCTATTATTTTGCAGTATGGCCACGGGACTCGTACGGGAGGCTGGGTACAGGGAAGAGATTATATCAATCCTGCTATCCAGCCTGTTTTTGACAAGATTGCAGATACGGCATGGAGGGAGGTTACCAAACGATGAGTACAAAGATTGATGAGCGTGTAGTCGAAATGCGATTTGACAATAAGCATTTCGAGAGTAATGTTCAGACGAGTTTGTCTACGTTGGACAGACTGAAGAAGGCTCTGAATTTTAAAGATTCTTCGAAAAGTCTTGAGGGTATCAGCGCAGCGGCAAAGAATGTGAATTTCAGCGGACTTACCGGGGCGGTTGAAACAGTGCATGCGAAATTTTCAGCGTTTGAAGTGGTGGCGGTAACCGCCCTTGCGAATATTACAAATTCCGCAGTTAATGCGGGAAAACAGATCGTTGAGTCATTAACGATTGAGCCAATCCATCAGGGTTTTTCGGAGTATGAGCTCAAAATGGGATCGGTTCAGACGATCATGGCCAGTACTGGTGCAACACTAGAAGAGGTAAATGGCTACCTTGACGAATTGAATACTTACGCTGATAAGACTATTTATTCATTTTCGGATATGACAAATAACATTGGCAAGTTCACGAATGCCGGTGTTGATCTGAAGGATGCTGTGAAAGCGATTCAGGGTATCAGTAATGAGGCAGCATTATCCGGTGCAAATGCAAATGAAGCATCTAGAGCGATGTATAATTTTGCTCAGGCTCTTTCTGCCGGTGCGGTAAAATTGATTGACTGGAAATCTATTGAAAACGCCAACATGGCAACAGTAGATTTCAAGCAAAATCTGATTGATACCGCAGTCGAGTTAGGAACTCTTACCGAGTCAGAAGGAAAGTACAAATCAACAACGACAGATTTATCCGGGAAGACATCAGAAGCTTTTACTGCTACGAGATTGTTTAACGAGTCGTTATCTTCTCAGTGGATGACAACAGAGGTTCTTGTTGCCACTTTGGGAAAATATTCCGATGAAACGACAGAGGTTGGTAAAAAAGCATTTGCGGCTGCGCAGGATGTTAAGACGCTGACTCAGCTGATGGATACGTTGAAAGAAGCAGCCGGTTCGGGCTGGGCTCAGACATGGGAGTTGTTGATTGGCGATTTTGATCAGGCAAAGGAATCTTTTACGTGGTTGTCTGAGAAAATCGGAGGAATCATAAATGATTCAGCAGATGCAAGAAATGAATTGTTATCAGGAGCATTATCCTCAAAAAAAGCTTCACTGGCTGACTGGGATTCTTTAGAGAAGTCAGGTCTTGCGATGAACAAAGATTTTATCTTAGCGGTTAAAGATGCCGCAAGGGAACATGGCGTAGCAATTGATCAGATGATCGAGGATGAAGGTACTTTCAGAGCTACGATGAAAAGAGGATGGCTTTCTCATGACATCTTAACAGAAGCATTTGAAAATATGTCAAAAGGCGTTGAGAAGACTGAGGAATATACTGTACAGGCTGGGGATACGTTGTCAGCGATTGCAGAAAAGTATGGAATGACCGTTCAGGAACTTGCTGAGTTAAATGGTATCGAAGATGCGAACATGATTTTCACAGGTCAGGTGCTCAAACTATCCAGTGCGTTAACTGAGGCAACGGAATTGACAGAAGAGCAAAAAGCAGCTTACGAGGAATTGAACGCCTCCTTAGGTAAAGTTTCCGGAAGAGAACTTTTATGGGAATCATTGAAGAATTCGATCGAAGCTGTTCTGAAAGTTTCGTCGACATTAAAAGCGGCATGGGATGAAGTATTTTCACCTATGACTTCGGAAGGATTGTATGGAATCATCGAATCGATCCATGAATTTTCTCAAAAGCTAATTATCAGTGACGAAACTGCTGAGAAACTGAAACGAACTATGAAAGGCGTTTTTTCAGTGTTTAAGATAGTAGCGGATATTGTGTCTGGAGCTTTAAGTGCTGGACTGGACGTTGTGTCTGGACTTTTCAGAATATTCGGTTCGGATCTTTTGGATTCTACATCTGCGATGGGCGATATGCTGGTTGGTGTTAAGGATTGGATTGAGAGTAATGAGATAATCTCTAACGTCTTTGGCAGTATTTCGAAGAATTTGCTGGCTGGAATTGAAACGATATATAAATGGATTAAAAGCTTTTTGGGAATAGAGGATGTAGAAAATAGTCTCACTTCTTTAGGCGATATATTTTCTAATGTATTCGGACATATTCGTTCAATTTTTGACGAAGCAGGTAAGATGATATCCGAATCGAATTTTGTACGTGGATTAGAAATGTTATGGAACGTGGTAAAAACCATATTTGGTGGAATTGCTAATGCTCTTGGAAAAGTGTTTGGCTATATAGGAGATACTTTAAAAAATAGTGATTTTGAAAATTTTTTAAATGTGGCTAGTGCGCTGTCTATAGGAGGAATTGCTGCGGCCATTACAAAATTTATAAAAGAATTAAAGTCGCCGTTCGAAGAATGTAACAGAATTTTTAGAAATATTACAGGAGCACTTGGGGATGTTCGAGAGTGTTTTGAGGCTTACCAAACTAAGCTTAAAGCGGGAACTTTACTTACTATTGCAGTTGCGATTGGTATTTTAGCCGGATCGCTTATTGCCGTATCATCAATTGAGCCGGATCGATTGTCTTCCTCAATAGGAGCTATCACTATGTTGTTTGGAGAACTGGTCGGCGCTTTTGCAATATTGGAAAAGTTAGGAAGCGGGAAAACATCAGTTAAAAATGTAACGATATTGGTGGGGATGGCTATAGCAGTAGCTATATTAGCAGGAGCATTAAAAAAACTTTCAGATCTGGAGTGGGAAGAACTAGGAAAGGGATTGGCTGGCGTAGCGGGTTTATCTGCTGTCTTAGTTGTTGTAGCAAAGCAGCTGTCCGGAAGTGGTAAAAAAGTAATGAAAGGCGCGTTACAGCTTGTATTATTTGCAGTTGCTATAAAAATATTGGCATCTGTTTGCGTGACTTTATCCGCTCTAAGTTGGGAAGAACTCGGAAAAGGCTTAGTAGGAGTTGGGTTATTACTTGCTGAAATCGATTTGTTTTTAAACACGGCAAAATTTGGAAAAAGAGCTATATCAGCATCACTAGGGATTTTACTTGTATCAGCAGCGTTAAAGGTTCTAGCTTCAGTTTGTAAGGATTTTGGAGGAATGTCGTGGTCTGAGATTGGGAAAGGACTTGCCTCGATTGGCGCACTATTACTTGAATTATCTTTGTTTACAAAGTTAACGGGTAACGCTAAACATATGATCAGAACGGGTCTTTCATTAGTATTGATAGCAGCGTCAATGAATATTTTTGCGTCAGCCGTATCAAAATTTGGCGCTATGAAATGGAACTCTATTGGAAAAGGACTTGCGGCTATGGGGGGCGCACTGCTTGAAGTAGCAATTGCAACGAAACTTATGCCTAAAAACGTGGTCGGTACCGGGATAGGTATACTCATTATTGCCGGCTCGTTAGAAGTAATAACGGATGTTATGACAAAAATTGCAGGTTTATCCTGGGAAGGAATTGCGAAGGGATTGGTGGCAATTGGAGTATCAATGGCTGAATTTGCCATAGGGCTCAGGCTTATGAAGGGAACTGCATCAGGCTCCGCAGCATTGTTGGTTGCCGCAGCAGCTTTTGCCATTTTAACGCCAGTTTTGAAAGTACTTGGAGCTATGTCTTGGGAGAGCATAGCAAAGGGGCTCGTTGCTATGGCCGGTGCATTTGTTGTTTTGGGGGTTGCTGGTTTACTTCTTGGCCCTTTGGTTCCTGCTATTTTAGGATTATCCGGTGCGGTTGCCCTTTTAGGAATAGGAATTGCAGCTGCAGGAATTGGCATGGTTGCTTTTGGGGCTGGATTGTTAGTCGTTTCTTCTGGATTTAGGGCTTTAATTTTATCTATAACAGATAGTGGAACTTCTATAGCGGGACTAATTTCTGAGGTTATAACCGGGCTTGCACTTGGAATAGTAGAGTTTGCAAGAATTATAAAAGATGGCGCACCTGATATTGGGGATGCTTTGGTTGTAGTAATAACTGAAGGATGTAAAGTTATTTCTGAATGCGCTCCACAGATAACGGAAATGCTTTTTAATCTTCTTATCAGCGCGTTAGGACAATTGAAAGATTATATTCCGCAGATAGCTAATTCATTGTTCGATATCCTTATAGAAGTGATAAATACCATTGCGTCCAGGATGCCAGAATTGCTAGAAGCTGGAGCTGGGCTTGTAACGTCTATATTTGATGGAATCGCCGGATTATTCGGCGAAGAGGACGCTGGAGCTCTTATTACAGCTATAATAGACGCCGGTGGCGAATTAATTGGTAACATAGGAGACGCTGTTAACAATATAATATCTGATATAGGTACGAAAATAGGAGAATTTACAGACGGTGTCGGTGAGAAGATAGGATCGTTTTTTGGAAATATTGCCGGTGGATTTGCAAGTGGTGCTTCTTCGCATCTTTCGGATATAGGCTCTGATCTAGGATCTTTTATGGAAAACGCCTCTCCGTTTTTTGAAGGAATAAAAGGCATTGATGCTACCACTTTGTCTGGAATAGAAACGTTAACGAATGTTCTTCTAAAACTCACAGCATCAGAACTCATAGACGCTATCACCAATTTGCTTACAGGCGCAATTTTCGGAGGAGAAAGCAGTCTTTCTACTTTTGGGGATAATCTGGCCGATTTCGGAGCAGGAATAAAGAAATACGGAGACAGTGTTAGAGGCATCAATGCTGATTCCATAAAATCCTCAGCAACAGCAGCAGATAGTCTTGTTGAATTAGCGAATAAATTACCGGAGACAGGAGGATTATTCACCGCTTTTACTGGAGAACAGAATCTTGCGACTTTTGGAGATACATTAGCTGATTTCGGGGCGGGGATAAAGAAATACGGAGACAGTGTTAACGGTCTTGATACTACATCCATTATCACTTCGGCAACAGCAGCGGATAGTCTTGTTGAATTAGCGAATAAATTACCGGAGACAGATGGATTATTTACTGCTTTTACCGGAGAAAAGAACCTTGGAACTTTTGGAAATACATTAGCTGATTTTGGGGCGGGGATAAAAGCATACGGAGACAGTGTTAATGGTCTTGATACTGCATCTATTATCACTTCAGCAACAGCAGCGGACAGTCTGGTTACATTAGCGGGAGCATTACCAAACATGGGCGGATTGATTCAGAATGTTTTCGGCGAACAGAATCTCGAACTATTTGGTGACAATCTCGAAGCATTTGGAACAAGTCTGGCTGCTTATGCAGAAACTTTGAATGATGTTCCGGATGATATTTCTACGAAAACTGAAGCATTAACTACTGCATTAACCGCTCTCAGTGAAAGTGCCAAGATTGATGATGGTACTCATGGTGGATATGAGGCATCATATTTGCAAAAATTTGGTACAGATATTCAAAACTTCTCTGGAAACATAGCTGATTTCATATCAATCGATTACACGACTCTCGATAGCGTAAAAGCCTCTATAGAAAAAGTAATCGAGATGATAAAAAGTACGGAAGGTCTAAATCTGGATGCTTTCAAAAATATGGGATCGGCATTATCGGATTTTGGTGATCTGGATATCGATAATTTCACGGAAGCAATAGAAGATTCTGCCGGCAGTATCTCAGGCGCAGCAAACGCAATTATTGACGCTCTAGCAGAAGGCGTGACCACAGGCGAGGAAAATTCTCTTACGACAGTGTTTAATAGCCTTATTACCGATATTCTTGCTGAATTTGTTACTAAAAATTTGACTTTTAAAGTGGCAGGCCAGGCACTTGCCGATAATTTAATTTCAGGTATCGGGTCAAAAGCGCTCAACATAACAACTACTGTTCTCGAATTGCTTGGCGGTGCAGTTTCCACGATCAATGGGTACTATACCAATTTCTATGATGCAGGTGCTTATGTTGTAGACGGATTCGCTAATGGCATCAGTGATAACACCTGGAAAGCAGAGGCAAAAGCAAAAGCTATGGCGAAAGCAGCGAAAGAAGGAGCTGAAAAAGAACTTAATGAACATTCACCGTCAAAAGTATTCTATGGAATTGGTGACTTTGCAGGTCAGGGATTTGTAAACGGTCTTTCTGCATACGAATCTAAATCCTATAACGCTGGTCGCGATATGGCGGCAGCATCCAAGGCTGGATTAGGCGATGCGATTTCCAAAATAACAGATGTCATAGACGGAAACATCGATACAACGCCGACGATCCGACCAGTATTGGATTTGAGTGAGATAAAATCCGGCGCTGGTACTCTTAACACACTGTTAACGGGACATCGTTCTGTTGGAGTGATGGCCAATGTCAGCGCGATCAGTTACGGAATGAGAGGAAGATCTAATAGCACCGATGATGTTGTAGCAGCAATCCGTGGACTTGGAAAGGATATTGGAAATATGTCATCTGGAGATACTTTTGTAGTGGATGGTGTTACTTACGACGATGGAAGCAATATTGCAAGTGCGGTTCAGTCACTGGTAAGAGCAGCAAAGATGGAAAGGAGGGTGTAATATGGCAACTGTTAAGAACCTCAAAGTTGATCTTCAAACTGGAACAGACAGAACTGTTTTCGCAAAATGGGAATGGAGTAAAAAAAATACAGAAAACTATTCTGTAAAATGGCATTACTATACAGGAGATCGTTGGTGGTTTGTCGGAAGCGAAACAACTACCATCGTAAACCGAACCACCTACAGCGCACCGGAAAACGCAACTGCAGTCCGTGTTTCGGTTAAACCAATTGCTAAAAAGCATAAAGTAGGAAAAAAGAATGTCGCTTATTGGACTGCTAACTGGGCGACTTATGTACGTTACAATTTTAAAGAAAACCCTCCAACCGTTCCATCTGTGCCAACAGTTACGATCAAAGATTATACACTCACAGCTGAAGTAGATGATTACGACGATACTCTTAATAAAAAGATAGAGTTTGAAGTTGTAAAAAATAACTCTTCCAAGGTTACAAGCGGAATCGTTACGAAGAAAAGAAATCATGCGACATTTTCCTGTAAGATTTCTGCCGGCAATACTTATAAAGTAAGATGTAGGGCGATTGATGGAAAAGAGAAGAGTGCATGGACTGAATATTCACAAAATGTCAACACGATCCCAGCAGCAGTATCCGGAATCACCGGTTGTAAAGCAGTTTCCGCGACCTCTGTCCGAATTGATTGGACAGGGGTTTCTAATGCTGAGAGCTATAATGTGGAATATACCACAAACAAAGATTGGTTTGACAGTTCGACTCAACCACAGTCAATGTCTGTGCCTTCAACAGTTACGCATGCGGAGGTTGTGGGTCTTGAATCTGGTCAGGAATGGTTTTTCCGAGTACAGGCAGAAAATGCTCAGGGCGAATCAGGATGGTGCCAGCCGGTGTCTATTATTATTGGAAAAGCTCCCTCGCCCCCAACAACATGGTCATCCACAACGACCGCTATTGCAGGAGAAAGTATTACTTTGTACTGGGTACATAATTCGGAAGATAATTCCAGTCAGACATTCGCAGAGTTAGAATTGACAGTTGGTGGTGCAACCCAAATTATTCAAATTGCGAATACTACGGATGAGGATGAAAAAGACAAAACCAGTTCCTACACTTTGAATACTTCATCTTATCGGGAAGGAACCAAGATTCAATGGAGGGTTCGGACAAAAGGAATTATTAATGTCTACAGTGATTGGTCGATTAAACGGGAGATTGATGTTTATGCACCTCCTACGCTTGAGCTTTCGATTAGAAATCAAAATGAGACAATCAATATTCTATCATCATTTCCAATGAATGTTTACGCATTGGCAGGACCCAATACACAATATCCGATCGGTTATCATTTGTCGATTATTGCGAACGAAAGTTATGAAACAGTTGATAATCTCGGAAATGAAACCTGGATTAACGAGGGGGCTGTTGTGTATTCTCAGCATTTTGATACAGTTGTCCGCCCATTTACCATTTCAATAAGTGCCGGTGACGTGAATCTTGACAATAATATTTCGTATACGCTGATGTGTACTGTATCAATGGACTCCGGGCTTTCAGCAGAAACTCAGTATGGATTTACAGTCGAGTGGACAGACGAAGAGTACGAGCCAGATGCAGAGATCGGCATTGATGAGGAATCAATAGTAGCGTATATAAGACCATATTGTGAGGATGAAGAAGGGAATTTAATTGAAAACGTAACGATATCTGTATATAGACGAGAGTTTGATGGCGAGTTTACGGAATTGGTTACCGGATTAGAAAACACCCGGTCAGGTTATATTACAGACCCCCATCCGGCTTTGGATTACGCAAGATATCGAATTGTAGCGATGTCCACACTAACTGGTGCGGTTAGTTATTACGACGCCCCAGGCTATCCGGTAGGAGAGAGTGCGATTATAATTCAATGGGACGAAGAATGGATGAGCTTTGACGGAGATAACGAGGATGAATTAGTTGAACCTCCGTGGACTGGTTCGTTGCTCAGATTGCCTTATAATGTTGATGTGTCGGATAATAATAGTATAGATGTTGCATTGGTGGAATACATTGGCCGGAAACATCCAGTTAGTTATTACGGAACACAGGTCGGTCAGACTGCCACTTGGAATGTTGAGATTGAACGAGATGACGAAGAGACACTATTCGCCTTACGAAGACTGTCTACCTGGATGGGAAACGCTTATGTTCGTGAACCTTCAGGAAGTGGTTATTGGGCACATGTCGCGGTGTCATTTAGTCAGAAACATTGTGCGCTCACTATTCCGGTTACACTGAACATTACAAGAGTGGAAGGAGGGGTCTGAGAATGGATTGGACAAGCTCGATGCAACAGACATTCGAGTATTATGAAGTGGATCCAGGAACGTGGAAAGACAAGAAAAAGCTTGATACGTTTACTGCCTGTTCGATCGAACGTGATGCAGAGACAGATACCCTTGGCTCAGCCTCTTTTGAAACCACTGAGGTAATGGATGAATGCTATTTAAGGGTGTACTTGGTTGCAGTTCAAAATGAGATATCGGAAAAAATTTGTCTTGGTACTTTTTTGGTTCAGTCCCCATCTGATAGTTTTGATGGTAAAAAACACGACATTTCTTTGGATGGATATACCCCTTTGATTGAGCTTAAGGAAAAAAGTCCGCCATTGGGATATAGCATATCGAATGGTGAAAACACGATGGAGATGGCCTACCGTTTGACAAGAGAAAATCTGAGAGCTCCGGTTGTAGCATCAACCAGTTCGCATAGATTATTCAGTGATTTTGTAAGTGATGTAAATGATGATTGGCTTACGTTTCTGAGGTATCTGATAGCGAACGCAAAGTTTTCCTACAATTTGGATGAGGTTGGACGGGTTCTTTTTACACCCGAACAGGACACTGCTTCTCTGACGCCTGTTTGGACTTATACGGATGATAACAGTTCTATTTTGTATCCGGAATTAACGGTTGACAGAGATCTTTACAGTATACCTAATGTTGTGGAGGTCTATTATTCCAACAATTCCGGATATTATTATGCTAAAGCGGTTAATAACGATCCGAACAGTCCGATATCAACCGTGTCGAGAGGAAGGAAAATTGTTTATCGGGAATCAGATCCGGATTTGATTGGTGCAGCTACACAAAAACAGATAGATCAGTATGCAGAGCAGCTGCTTCGGAATCTTTCTTCTTTAGAGTATCGTATTACTTATTCGCATGGGTATTGTCCTGTGAGAATCGGAGATTGCGTACGATTGAATTATTCGCGATCAGGTCTCGGTGAGGTGAAAGCGAAAGTAATAAGTCAATCGATAAAATGTGAGACGGGATGTACCGTAACAGAAACAGCTGTATTTAATAAAAGGTTATGGGGGTGAGATACATGGAATTATCAAAAGAGCTGATAAAATCGTTTGCCAAGATTACAAACGACAAATCATCAGAAAAGAAGGATTCGTTTGTATATGGAACCGCCCGTAAAAGTGGAACTAATTTGTATGTCAAATTCGATGGTTCGGACATTTACACGCCGGTATCCAGTGTGGTTGATGTTGAGAACGAGAATCGAGTGATGGTTATGATTAAAAATCATCAGGCTACGATAACGTCCAATATTACATCTCCTGCGGTAAATAATACGAACTTTTCAGATTTTAAAGGTTCTACAGTGCAAGAGCTGAATTTGTCAAAAGCAAACATTGTGGAATTGTCCGGGAATCTTGCCAATTATCAGAAGGTTGTTACCCAGGATTTGTCGGCACAATCAGGTCGTATTGATGTGCTATCCGGTAATTTTGCTAATTACCAGGAGATTGTAGCAAAAGATTTAACGGCTCAGTCAGGCCGCATTGATACACTATCTGGCGATCTGGCAAATTATAAAGAGATTGTAACCCAGGATTTGTCGGCACAAATGGGTAACATTACGAAACTGTATGGTGACTTTGCAGATTACAAAAGAATTATAGCGGACGATTTATCAGCGCAGACTGCAAGGATTGATACCTTGTCTGGTGATTTGGCAAATTATAAGAATATTGTTACGCAGGATTTGACAGCTCAAACGGGCCGCATTGATACATTGTCTGGCGATTATGCTGATTTTAAGACACTGACAGCGCAGGAGATTGCTGCAACCAATGCTCGGATTGACAATATAAACGCTGGAACTGTCACAACAGAATACCTGGAAGCAAATTATGCAAGTATTGATCTCGCAAATGTAGAGACCGCCTCTGTTGGTGAGTTACTTGCGCGTACCGGCGTGCTGACTGATATGACGGTTGTGAATGGATATGTAACCGGTCAGTTAAACGGCGTGCGTATTAATGCAGACGTTATAACAGCAGGAACCTTATCA